GTACGAGATGACGCAGAGAAAGAGCGCATCATCCAAGCTGGAGCAGAGGCCAAGCAGATGGAACAGCAACAGCAACCACAACTACAGGCGGTGCCATGAGTTGGGATGATTTAGAAGTAGATCAGGATCAGGCGAGGGAAGCCCACAGTGCGATTAGAGAGAGGCAGGTTGAGCTAGCTAAAGCTTACCATCGCTGCTTTGCATCGGACGACGGCAAGAAAGTACTAGAGGAAATGACCAACAGATTCCTACTAGAGAACGACACTTCCCTTTCTGCACAGAACGTAAACTATGAATCGGCTTATCACAACGGTGAGGCTGGTGTCATGAAATACATTGTTCATCAAATCCAGCAAGCGGAAAAACTATGACTGAAAAGAAAAAGAAGGCCGAAATTCTCTGCGATGAAAAAGCCTATCTAACCGAAAAGAAATTCAAATTTGAATGGCTAAATAGCCTAGCGGAACAATATGGATTCGAGAAGTTTGAGTATCTCCATAAGTTCCGAGCGTTCAGATGCTACAGCGACGGTAAGCATGTGGATTGGATAGATATCAACGACCTATCCCTGATCAATGGGGGCAGAAGACTTGAGGAAATCCGTTTGAAACATCAGGCGGTCAGTCCTAAACGGGCTGTCATTCAATATCCGTGGAGATAAACATGAGCGAACAAGCCATAGAGAGCGATACTTCAGAAGAACCAGTTAGTTTGGTAGATGCCGCTGAACCGCAACTAGGCGACAATGAATACTTCTTAACAGATGGGATCAAAGGCGCTGGTGATAGGCCAGAGTGGTACTTGTCCGAGAAGTACAAATCAGTTTCAGACCAAGCTGCTGCATACAACGAGTTATCCAAAAAGTTCGGTGCATTCAAGGGCGCACCCAAAGATGGATACTCAATGCCTGAAGGTGTTGGCTCAGAAGATGAGTTGATGCAAGAGCTAGTCGGTTTTGCAAATGAATCTAACATGTCTCAAGACTACTTTAATCAAGCATGGGAGCTTTTATCTGCACAATCACAGGCAGTAGAAGAGGTTTCTGCCGAGGCTGAAATAGCTAAACTTGGGGATAACGGGACAGACCGAATCAAGACCGTCGAGCAGTTCATGAAAAACAGTCTCGATACCGAAACCTATGAACGTCTACGCTATGCAGTCAATAGTGCGGAATCAGTTGAGCTAGTAGAGGCATTAATCAACGCTACTGCTCCAGCCAAGCTGCCTATTGACGGGCATATTCAGCCTGGAGGCATGACTTGGTCTGATATAGAAGCTGAGATGTTCCGTAAGGATGAGCATGGCAATCTTCTTAGATCAGTAGATGCAAACCATGAGCGAAAGATCCAAGGCATGATGAAAGAGTTTGGTGGTGATAAGCCATATTCTCAACAGTTTGGATAGTTTGCTTTTACATAACTAGATGTTATTATGTGAGGGTCAGATACCCCATCTTGGGCCTGACGGATTTGGGTTGTAGACTGACCAATCTGTTGGGCACTCAGTTGAAAACCTCATATAAACATTATCATTAAATTATTTGAGGAATAGACTAATGTCTAAGAATCTATCTGCTGTAGCAGTAACAGAGTTTGACAGTATGGTTAAACATGCCTACCAAGGTATGGGCTTGCTGAAGAATTCCGTCACTGTCCGAAATAACGTTGTAGGCGATACCTACAAATTCCGTCGTCAAGGCAAAGGCCTTGCTAACCAAAAATCAACTTCTGATCTTGTCACTCCAATGGATGTGTCTCATGAGTTCAAGACGGCAACTTTGTCGAACTGGAACGCACCTGAGTACACTGATATCTTTGACCAGGCTGACGTTAACTTCGATGAGAAACAAGAACTGGCAATGACTATTGCTGGCGCTTTGGGTCGTCGTTGTGACCAGCTAGTTATCGATGCTATGGATGCCTCTACTCCGCTGACCACTACGGTTCCTGCTGGAGCGGCAAACCTTACTATCGCTAAAGTAATTCAGGCTCAAGTTGAACTTCGTGACCAAGGTGTACCTAACTCTGAACTGTTTGCTGCTATTGAAGCAGAGGGTTTGGGCGGACTTTTGAACGATGAGAAAGCAACGTCTTCTGATTATCAAGCTATCAAAGCACTTGTTTCTGGTGAAGTGAACACTCTTGTAGGGTTTAACTTTATTATTATTGAAACGCGTACTGAAGGTGGATTGAATTTGGCAGGTAACATTGTTGACTCTTGGTTCTACCAGCGTCCCGCTGTTGGTTTGGCTGTCGGTATTGACATGAAAACTGAAATCAACTGGATTCCTGAACGTACCTCTTGGTTAAGCAACGGTATGTTGAAAGGTGGCTCTGTCGTTCGCGACGAGGGCGGTTTAGTTAAAGTTCAATACGATAAAACTGCTTAAGGAGCATATTATGTCTTTTGACCGAACGGGTTTAAGCCGCATTGGCGGTTCAGGTACGGGTGGCAGCACTTGGCAGTATACTTCTGCTGATGCTAAAGGTGATGTTGATAACGCGGATTATTTTATTGCGGCTATCAGCGAGCTTCAGCTTGGGGATCTTGTTATCTGTAAAGATACGAGCACTCCTGCTACTCCAGTAGTAACTATTACTTATATCAAAGCAAATAATGGTACAACCATTACTGCGGCGGCTGGTACTACAATTACAGCATAAGTAAACGGGGGGTCTTCACGGACTCCCCACTTTTTTAGAGTAATAATATGGCGACTAAAATTGATCTAGTTAGTGCTGCGTTAGTCTTAATAGGCGACATGCCAATTAATTCACTAATCGGTGGCTCACGAGCGCAACAAGTTGCTAATACTCTGTACGAAAGCATAGTCAAGAATGAACTGACCAAGCATCGGTGGGGGTTTGCTAGAGCCAAGGCTCAGCTATCACTTACTACTGAAGTTCCGGTTGATCAAGAATGGCAATCAATCTACCAGCTACCTGCTGATATTTTGTTCCTTGTTAAGTTGTATCCTAGTGTTAACTATCAGATTTATGGCGACAAAGTGTATACCAATAATACTGGGCCACTTTATTGCGACTATATTTATGATGTACCTGAAGCTAATTGGCCGTTTTATTTCTCCAAGATGATCGAGTATGCGCTGGCTAAAGACTTCGCAACTAGCATTAGGGATAGCTCTGCGTCCAGAACCGAGATGTCTAACGAGTACGTCATTGCTTCTAGGATGGCTCGATACACTGACTCACAACAGTACCCAATGACTCCCATTACAAGTAACCCATTTGTTAATGTGAGGTACTAGTGGCTAAGTCACGCTTTGTTCAGAATAACTTTGTTAGTGGCGAGCTATCGCCTTTCCTTACGGGTCGTACTGACATCAATCAGTATTACCAAGGATTGCAGACTGCCAAAAATGTAGTCTTGGTTCCTCAAGGTGGCGTCAAAAGAAGACCTGGCACCCAGCATATTGACACGGTGTTAAATAAGCTAGAGCGACTGACAGCACAGAATCCAACGATGCCTAATGGTGGTACTGGATCTGTCATCAATGATGGCGATGACGCAACTACTTCATCTACCACGACAGTGATAGGCACAACGAATCCGTATGTTGTTGCTCAATATGATCGTACTGCTTCCCCTGCATTAAAGACTACGGCAATATTTGCCGATCTTCGGCAGATTAGTTTGTTATCTGGATCATCTGACGAGTTTGTTATACAGGATTCTGCCGATGCTACATCGTGGACTACGTTAGCGACAGTTCCGCTCTTAGGCGTTAACGCGCAAAACTTTAGACTTGCTATTAATTCAGCAGCAAGATATGTCAGGTTGGCTAAAGTTGGCGGAACGGATCTAGGCAGCTCTAAAGTCACATTAGCCGAGTTCAATCTAATTACCCAGACTACTGTGGCGGGTGTTCCGTCAGAGTCAAAGCTAGTAGATTTTAGTGTTACTACAGACCGAAACTATCTGCTATCTATCACAGATAACAACATCCGTATATTCAAGAATCCAGGCACTTATGTTGCAGATGTACGGGTTCCGTTTACCGCTGCACAGGTCGCTACTGTACGAGATACTCAGACTGAAAGCGTCATGCTGCTCTTTCAAGAAGACGTACCATCACAAAGGTTAATTAATCTAGGCACAGATGCTGATTGGTTCTTGGATGAAGTGCCATTTACTAATGTGCCTACCTATGACTTTAATGATGAACTGAGTCCTACACCTATTTCAGATGTGCAGAGCATTCAATTCCATACTGGGTTTGTGGCGGGAGATCAGTACCAGATAGACGTTGAAGGCGTGCTGTCTAAAAACATTACCTATGCAGGTGATGGAAGCGCGGATCAGCAAAGTTCTACCATATTCAACATGCAGAGAAATCTGCAAGACATGCCTGTCTATGGCGAAACTGGCGTAACAGTCACGCGCACAGGCACAAAAACATTC